TAAAGATAAAGAAGCATTTTCTTCTGCATTTGCGGATGAAATGAAAGAACGGCTTGCAACATCTATTGTCGATAAGGATTTGAATATTTCTCAGGATTTATTATCCGATGGCGAAGAAATTGACAGCGAAGAACAAGAAGAAATTGAAGAAAGTGGAGTTGTGAAAAAAGGAAAACCAATTCCGATGGATTTACTATATCCTAAAGGCCACCCACGCGCCGGTGAAATTGTTGGTGGTAAAAAGAAGGTTGTGAAGAAAAAAGTTGCGAAAAAGGTCTCAAAAGAGAAAGAATCCTCTACAACATCTAGAATGCCTGGTATACTACCATATACACCTGAACAATGGGCACAACACAAGAGGAACATGGAGAAGAAGAAGAACATGGAGAACTTAAAAGACCATGTTGAACCCCTAGAAGAACTTAGAGGTGCAAAATTCTTCCCATCTGGTTATACCTTCAAAACAACGAAAAGTGCCAAAGAATTTGTGGTTGCACTGAAGCATATGGGGATAAAGAAGAATAATATATCCCAAAAAGGAAAAACTATCTCTGTGAATTTGGTTGGAGGAAGACACCACGATACATTAGTAATGATAAAGAATCTAGCAAAAGATATGAAGGCATCTATAACTGAAAGTAATATCATTGATACAATCAGAGAAGCATATTCTTCAGAATTTGGTGCTTCGTACACCCTCAAAGACTCACAAATGATACATATATTACCAGAAGATGCAGATAATATTATTCAAATCCATGATACGTTAAATGCGGAAAATCAGGCAGTTTTGAGAGATATGCTCTCAGAAACAGAAAAAAGTTATCAGAAAGTATTAAATTTCTGTAATAAAAAAGTACGATAGGAAATAATAAATGATTACCGAAAATATAATTGAAAATATTCTAAACGGAGATATGACAGATGCAGTATCTCAAACGCAATTCGTTCTATATGAAAAGATGAATGAACGACTTTATGGGGCGAAAGAATATATCGCAATGAATCTTTATAATGAAGGTGAAGATAAGAAGCCAGATAAAGAAAGTGGTGAATATAAGAAGTTTTACCGTTTGGCACTAAAGAAATTTGGCATTCATGACCCAAAAGAATTGAAAAGTGATGAAGAAAAATCAAAATTCTACAATTATCTAGACAATAACTGGGAATCTGATGCAGAAGAAGCAACGGGTAAAGATGACCCAACTGCAGATGAAGAAGATGCAGTAGCCGCAGAAAAGGCCGCAAACATCAAGAAGATGAAACGAGACAACAACAACGAAGAAGACGAGGACGAAGACGAATGAAACTCATTACTGAGATGACAGAGAACATTGAATTCATCGTTGAAACAAACGAAGATACGGGAAAGAAAAACCACTTTATTCAGGGCGTCTTTATGCAAGCAGAGCAAAAGAACAAGAATGGTAGAGTATATCCTCTCGGAATCATGGAAAATGAAGTTGGTAGGTATGGTAAGGAATATGTTTCTAAAAAGAGAGCATTGGGAGAATTAAATCACCCACAAGGCCCTACTGTAAACCTAGACCGTGTTTCTCATATGATTTCAGAATTGAAAATGGTCGGAAATGATGTTCACGGAAAAGCAAAACTAATGGACACTCCTATGGGTAAGATTGCACAGAATCTTGTATCGGAAGGTGCGAGTCTTGGTGTATCATCCAGAGGTATGGGTTCACTAAAAATGAATGATTCAACTGGTATTAATGAAGTTCAAAAGGATTTTATGCTTTCAGCAATTGATATTGTTGCAGACCCATCCGCACCAGGTGCCTTTGTAAATGGTATTATGGAAGGTCGAGAGTGGATTTGGGATAATGGTGTTATCAGAGAAAAAGAGATTAACGAGTATAAAAAGGTAATAGAAAAGAGTACAACCATAAATTTAGAAGAAAATGCTGTTAGAGCATTTCGTAATTTCTTGTCAAAACTTTGATTTTTTATATATATAAATAACTATGGAAGACGAAAATATTTTATGCGAAGCAAAAAAGAGTTTTATTCAAAAACTCAGAGACGAGGCTGCAGCGAGATTAAAAAAACTTAAAGATCAGGCAACTGACCCCGAAACAATAATTGCATCAGCATCAAATATAGCAAAAGAAGCAATAGGCAAAGCAAAAGCAGGCAAAAGCCTAAAACGAAAACGGTAAGGATTTATATCAAATCAAGGTGATAATATCTATTATGAATAACGAAGAATTCAACTATAACGACTTGCATGAAGCGGGTAAAGAAACCCCAACTTTAGATACTAAGTCTGAAGAAGATCCAAAGTTGTATCAAGATGCGAGTGGTAAACACGCAAAGATTGATACAGATCAAGTTCCTGCGAAGGCCAACAGTAAAAAGAATCAAGCTTCTATTGCCGCAAAAGCATCATCAGCATCTGCAAAAATTGACACGATCAAAGCAATGGGAACTCCACAAGAACGACTAGAACAAACACTAGATGCACTCTTTGATGGTGAAAATCTTACCGAAGATTTTATGGTTAAGACCGCAACAATATTTGAAGCAGCAATCAACGAACGAGTTGGTGAAATTGAATCAATTATTCTCGAACACTACGAAGAACAACTTGCAGAGCATATCGAAGAAGTTACCACAGAACTTGCAGAGAAGTTAGACGACTATCTCGGTTATGTTGTGGAAAATTGGATGAAAGAAAATGAAATAGCAATAGAAACTGGTATTCGTTCAGACATCGCAGAAAACTTCATAAGTGGACTTAAAACACTCTTTGATGCAAATTATATTGATGTTCCAGACGAAAAGTATAACATCATTGAAGATATCGCTAAAGAAAATCAAGAACTTACAGAAGCACTAAATGAATCGATTCAACATAACATCGATCTTCGTCAATCATTGACGGGTCATCGTTGTCAAGAAGTGTTTTTTGAAGAATCCCACGGACTTGTTGATACGGATATTGAAAGGTTAGCACAACTTGCTGAAAACCTAGAATTCGATAATGAAGATCAATACCGAGAAAAAATCCAAGTTTTGAAGGAAAGTTATTTTGGTGAAGGAATAGAAGAAACTTCATCATATCTAACAGAAGAGGGTGGACCGAATCAACCACAAAACAACAATCCAGCAATGAATGTATACATGAATACAATCAGTAGACATTCGGATGCTAACAAAACCGTGTAATTTCAAATTCTTATACATAAACAAGAATAACAAGTAACCTTTTAGGAGAAACAGACAAATGGATAGTAATACAACACCTTATGATGTTCTACAAGAAAAATGGGACCCAGTCCTAGAACATCCAGATCTTCCAAATATTGAAGATTCATACAAGAAAAAAGTAACTGCATGCCTCTTGGAAAATCAAGAGCAAGCACTTCGCGAGCAACACCTCACAGAATCAACACCTACTAACTCAATGGGTGGTGGTTTTAGTGTTAGTGCTGCTTCATCAAGCACCGGCAGCCTTGCTGGTTATGACCCAATTCTAATCAGCCTTGTTCGTCGTTCGATGCCAAACCTAATTGCTTATGATCTAGTAGGTGTGCAGCCAATGTCTGCTCCAACTGGACTCATCTTTGCAATGCGTTCCAAGTACGACACCCAAGGTGGTGCCGAAGCATTGTACCAAGAAGCATTTGCTAAGTTCTCTGGTGCAGGTAACACCTCAACGGGTGCTGCATTCAGTTCAACTGGTGGTATCGATCCGGTAAACGCATCCCTTACAGGTTTCAGAGCAATGCTCACAGCAACTGCTGAAGGTATGGGTTCTTCTGATGGTACTGCATTCCGTGATATGGCGTTCTCAATCGAACGAGTTGCTGTTGAAGCAAAAACCCGTGCATTGAAAGCAGAATACACCACAGAACTCGCACAAGACTTGAAAGCAGTTCATGGTTTAGATGCAGAAACAGAACTTGCTAATATTCTTAGCAGTGAAATTCTTGCTGAAATCAACCGAGAAGTTGTCCGAAGTGTTTACACTTCTTCAAAAGACGGTGCCCAACATGAAGATTTAACAACTGCTGGTACTTATG